CACTGAGAAGTTTGGAATTTCTTTTGCTCCGAGCAAAGAGATCCATCCTGATCATGCAGTCAATTTCTTGGGTGATGATGAGACAGGGCAGAGTCCACACCTGGAGGTCTACGGAGACCATGGATTGGGACGTGCTCGATTCAAATCGAATGTGCGCAAATCACCAATTTCCGATGTAGTAGGAGAGATCTTAGAACTTCCACGTTCTCATGGTCCGCCGTCAAACAAAGACACTGCTAAGCATTGGAAACGTGATTTGGATCTAATGTCTCACCCGAAAGGTGAATTCGAGCCTACTATAATAGACAAGGCGACAAAAGATCTAGTTGTGCATGTAACATCACATATGGAAGAACATCCCGATGAGGTTGCTTTGATTTATCCGTTGTGCAAGGACGCAGTCCTTTCTGGCGTTGATGGAATCGCAGCATTTAACCGTGTAGATTTGAACACATCGATGGGATTCCCCTTGAACAAGAAAAAGAAAAAGTTCTTGGGTCCTTGCGGACGAGTGGTACCTGGTATCTCGGAAGTGATCGACTTCGAAGATCCGCAATTTTGGGCGGATGTCGAACGTATCGAGAACATTTTCGCTTCTGGTGAACGTTGCCATGTGGTATTCCGTGGAAATCTGAAAGATGAACCTGTGAAATGGGGAAAGGACAAGATTAGGGTGTTCGCTGGTTGTGAGTTTTCTTTCACAGCCGTAACACGCAAGTATTTCCTACCCATAGTGCGTTACATCCAGTTCTTCGGAATGGATTTAGAATGCGCTGTAGGTATCAACGCACACGGTCCCGCTTGGAATGAACTAGCAAACACTCTCACGAAACATGGTAAAGATCAGATTATCGCTGGAGATTATACTGCTTTTGACAAGGCAGTGTCTCCTGAGGTTATGTTGCGCGCATTCTCTGTAATGATTGAGATGGCGCGCGTAGCTGGTTACAGTGAACGCGACTTGATGATCATGCGTGGTATTGCAACCGAAATTTCTTACCCTTTGTACGAACTCGATGGAGTATTTGTTCAATTGTTTGGGTCGAACCCCTCTGGGCATCCCCTGACAGTTATTATTAACAACCTCGTGAATTCTTTGTACATGCGCTATGCGTATTATGATATTCGTCGTGAAAAGGAAGACATCTTGTTTAGCACCCACATAGCTTTGCTGTGTTATGGTGATGACAATGGTATCGGAGTTTCGAAATTGCTGCCCGAGTTCAACATGTACGCTATTCATCGCTCACTCGCAAAGGTGGGCGTCAAGTACACGAAGGCGGACAAGAGTGCAATTACTGAAGAAGACACATA